TGCGAACGGTGGCTTTGGCTAAGTTTCCGCTGGGCGGTGCAAGAGCAATTCAAGGGCCGCATCCTGCGCTTGTTCCGGCGCGGATTTAACGAGGAGGCCACCATTATCAGTGACCTACGGGCGGCAGGCATCCATGTTTATGGCACTCAGACCAAGGTTAACTTTGGTAGTCATGTTAGCGGCAGCTTGGACGGGGTTGGCAAGGGCGTACCGGGTGCGCCAAAGACTGAACACGTACTGGAGTTTAAAACCCACTCGCTGAAGTCATTCAACGACTTAGAGAAGCATGGCGTGGGCAAGAGCAAGCCCCAGCATTACACCCAGTGCCAAGTGTATATGCACGGTACTGCACTGAAACGGGCTTTGTATGTTGCCGTTTGCAAGGATGATGACCGTATATACACCGAGCGGCTTGAGTACGACAAGGAAGTGGCAACCAAAGCCATTGAGAAGGGCCAACGGTTGACTTTGACTGACCGCCTGCCACCACCTATTAGTACTGACCCCACTTGGTTTGAGTGCAAGATTTGCCCTGGGCATGACTTTTGTCACGGCAGCAAGACCACCAAGCACGTTAATTGCCGTACCTGCGCCCACATTACGCCGCTGAGTGATTCGACTTGGCACTGCGCCAAGTGGGATGACATTGTGCCGCTGGATTCTCAGCATACCGGCTGCGAGAGCCATGTAATCCACCCCGACCTTGTGCCCTGGAAGCGCCTAGACGGGCCAAGCGACTGGGTTGCCGTGTATGAGATTGACGGGCTAGGCATTGCCAATGGTGAGCCAGGGGAAGGGGTCTATGGGTCAAAGGAACTGCTGGCTAATGCTGCAGCCTGTGCCAGTGGTGATCCGCTGATTGCTGAGGTGCGGCAGAAGTGGGATGGGAGGGTAGTGGGGTGATTGCACGTTGTTGGTATATAATATACATATCAACAAGGAGTAATTGTGAAACTTTTACAAATGTCAGGATTGCGTTTTAACCGTCTGGTGGTTTTGTTTAAAGATGAAACAAATAAAGGCAAAAGAATTAAGTGGACTTGTCAATGCAATTGCGGAAAAAAAGTCAATGTTGACGGTTCAAAACTAAGAAATGGCGAAACCAAATCATGTGGTTGTTTTCAGAAAGAAAACCAATCAATCAGAATTGCTAAATCAAATTTGATTCATGGTCATAACAAAAAAGGAAATCAATCTAAAACTCACAAATCTTGGACGGCAATGATTCAAAGGTGCAGAAATCCTAATTACACAGATTACATGAGATATGGTGGAAGAGGCATTACGGTTTGTGAAAGATGGAAATTATTTGAAAACTTTTTGATGGACATGGGGGAAAGGCCAGATGAAAAATCAATTGACAGGATTGATGTAAATGGAAATTACGAACCATTAAATTGCCGATGGGCAACAAGATCAGAGCAACAAAGAAACAGAAGAGATAACTTTGAAAAATGGAAAAAAATTCAATCAATTTAAGACCTTATCAAACCCGCACCATAGACCAGCTCTACGCTTGGTTCGAGGCAGGCAACCAGGGCAACCCGTGCCTGGTCCTGCCCACTGGGTCAGGCAAGTCTCACATCGTGGCTGCGCTGTGCAAGGATGCCTTACAGAATTGGCCCGAGACTCGCATCTTGATGTTGACCCATGTCAAGGAGCTGATCGAGCAGAACGCTGAGAAGATGCGCCAGCATTGGCCCAATGCACCAATGGGCATCTACAGTGCCGGGCTGCGCCAAAAGGAACTGGGCGAACCGATTACGTTTGCAGGCATACAGTCTGTTAGGAGCAAGGCCAAGGAGATAGGCCATGTTGATTTGGTCATCATTGACGAGTGCCATCTGGTTTCGCACAAGGACGAAGGCGGCTATCGGACATTGCTATCAAACCTCTATCAGACAAACCCAAACCTGCGGGTGATAGGTTTGACCGCCACACCTTACCGCCTGGGGCATGGCTACATCACTGACAAGCCTGCCATTTTTAGCGCCTTGATCGAACCCACCAGCATTGAGGAACTAATTTACAAGGGGTTTTTGTCTACTCTGCGAAGCAAGCTGACCATCACCAAGTTGGAGGTGGACGGGGTGCATAAGCGTGGTGGCGAGTACATCGAGGCCGAGTTACAGGCTGCGGTGGACACCACCGACAAGAACCGAAAGGTGGCTGCTGAAATAGTGCGCCTGGGGCATGACCGAAAGTCTTGGCTGGTGTTCTGCGCCGGGGTTGCCCATGCCCAGCATATTGCCACCGCATTGCAAGCCCAAGGCATCACCACCGAATGCGTGACCGGAGAGACACCATCAAATGAGCGTGACAAGATGCTGACCGACTTCAAGGCAGGGCGCATCCGAGCGTTGACCAATGCCAATGTACTCACCACAGGATTTGATGCGCCTGGGATTGATTTAATAGCTATGCTGCGCCCTACGATGAGTCCTGGGCTTTATGTCCAGATGGCAGGGCGTGGCCTGCGGATTGCCGAGGGCAAGACCGACTGCCTGGTGCTGGACTTTGCAGGCGTAGTCGAACAGCATGGCCCCATCACCGCGGTGAACCCACCACCAAAGAAAGGTGACAAGGTAGGCGAAGCGCCTGTAAAGGTCTGCGACAACTGTCAGGAAATCTGCGGCTTGAGCGCCCGAGTCTGCCCAGCCTGCGGGACGCCATTCCCCGAGCCAGTGCGCCCGACCCTTAAATTGTCAAACCTAGACATTATGGGCAATGAGGGCATTGACCTCGAAGTGACAAGCTGGCATTGGCGCAAGCACATCAGCCGAGCAAGTGGCAAGGAAATGCTCTCGCTGACTTACTACGGGGGCTTGAGTGACCTGCCAGTGACAGAATACCTAGCAGTGACGCACGATGGCTATGCTGGCGAGAAAAGCAGACGGCTGCTGGCTGATATCTCCCACCAAGCCAGTGTTGATCTGGACTATGGGGCCACCGACCTGCACCAGATGGCCCAGCAACTCACCGAGGGTCTGCCACCAATAAAGATTGAGTTTAAGCGTGAAGGTAAATTTTTTAGCATTGTTAGGAGAATGTGGATATGAACCCAATCATCATTGGTGACGCTACGCTGTACCTGGGCGACTGCATGGACATTCTGCCAACGCTGGGTAAGGTGGATGCGGTGATTACTGACCCGCCTTTTGGAATTGGTAATTTTGTTCAAGTTGGTGGAAATGTTCGTGGGGAATTGGTCACTTGGAATGAGTCAGGCCCATCTGATGAATTTTTTGTTCTCATCAAAGAAAAAAGCACCCACCGAATTGTTTGGGGGGCTAACTATTTCAATTGCTTTGAAGGGGCCGGTGGATTAATCTGGGTAAAAAATCAGCCCATGCCCAATATGAGCAAGGCAGAAATGGCGTCAACCAGTTGGGGCAAAAAAGTTGAATTGATAAACCTTACATGGACAAATTACATCAACACAAAAGAATCAGACCATCCATGTGAACGGCCTGTACTGCTTTATAAATGGTGTATTGAGCAGGTTCCAAAACATCCCAACACCATCCTAGACCCCTTTATGGGAAGTGGCACAACAGGAGTAGCTGCCATCCAGCTGGGCCGAAAATTCATCGGCATAGAGCGTGAGCCAAAGTACTTTGAGATTGCCTGCCAGCGTATTGAACAGGCCGCAGCACAAGGCAAGCTGTTTGCACCAGCACCAGTTAAGCAACATCAGGAGACATTTTTATGAGACACCCCGAACCCCAAATAGTTACCCTGTACCGCGCCACCCTCAAAGCCGAGCCACCGAGGGTCTGCCATACGTGTGACCACTACACCGAGCAGGGGCTATGCGCCGAGTACAACGACACCCCGCCACCAGAATTCGCATCCGAGCCTGGGGGCTGCGCTTTGTGGCAAATCGAAGTACCCTTCTGATGGAGTCTGAACACCTCCAGCAGGTGCGCCTAGTGTCCTGGTTTCGCAGGACTTACCCTGATACCCGAATCTTTGCGATACCGAATGGCGGGGGCCGGAGCGCCTCTCAGGGGGTTGCGCTGAAGGCGGAAGGGGTAACCCCTGGCGTGCCTGACCTTTGCGTCCCTGAGTGGCTGCTATGGGTTGAAATGAAACGTGAGGCGGGGGGCGTGGTGTCACCAGTACAAAGAGACTGGATCGAATACTTGGAAGGTATCGGGCACAGGGTCATCGTGGGGCGGGGCTTTGAGGATGCCAAACGGCAGATTGAGGGCGTAAAAAAGCCCGAGGGTTAGTCGGGCGGGGTTGGACGGGGTGGTTACAGGTTTAAAAGCACTGCCACCAGAGCGGCTAGCAGGGCTGCAAGTAGGATCAATTGCTCCACCAATTGACAAGGGCAAGGGCAAGGCAGGTGGCAATGGTCAGGGCTAGTAGGTAGTCCCATATTGTTTCTTTCATTCTCCAAGCCCCTTACAAACAAGGCATACGCTGCCATCGTATTGACCTTCACCAGACCCCGAGCAGGCATCGCATATGCCTGGATCATATTCGCCTGGGCCATCGTCTGCCATGTAACTGGCTAGGTCGTCGTCGTAGTCGTTCATTCTTGATTCTCCAGTTAGTTTACAAATAACGTACCCGCACAGGGTACAGGGCTAGGTGCAGGGTATCAAATAGCGTACCCTTATCTCCCATATACTCCACAATCTGAGTGGGGTTAGCGTCATCACCCCATCCATAAATCTGCGCGGTGCGCGCAAAATGCTTGCGACAATAATAAACATCGGCAGGCCCATATTGCCACTCATTACCGTGGCGCTTGCGATAATCGCTAAACCTTACTACTAACATTTTTGGCGTTATTCTTACTTGCATTTTGATTCTCCAATAGTTGTTAGTCTGGTGTCGTATCATTTGAGCCTAAATATTCGGGCTCACGGTAGACTGGCATATTAACCCGAGCATAATCCCCATCTTTGAAACCTTCCGAATAATTGGGATTATTTGGATATTTATTAACCCCAATACCTCCATTATCATTATAGCCATGCCAATATCCTAATTTATAGTCTGTCATTTTCTATTCTCCAATAGTTGTTAGTCTGCACAATGCAAACCCCTAAACCCTGCACTGGCAGGGCTTAGAGAGTGCATTAATATGTCATATTAGGCTTGCTTGGCAAATCATCTAGCTTAGCCCTGAGTGGCATGATATAAGCCACAGTCTTTCCCTCATGGTCTAGGTGAGCAAAGCCACAGCCCATACCACCAGGGCGCACTTGGACACAGAATTTACGCTTGCTAATAATGTCAGCAGCATCGGCAACTCGCGCCAAGTATTCAACCGCATAAAAAACATGGTCTGGGTATGGTGCATCATCATGCTTGCAAACCCTGCGCCAGTCTGGAAAGATACCATCCATTTCAGAGACAATAGATATTTCACCCTTTAATGATTCAAGGGTTACTTGGCGCTTGGCGCGGTGCATAGTGTCATATTTCCCTGCAAAGCCAGCAGGCAGGGTTAGTTTGATGCCGATACGCCGATTAGCTTTAACCATACTGGACAATGGTTCAAGTGGCATGATAAATTGACCAATTGGACGGGCTACAGTGTCAATCTGATGCACTGCAATACTGTGCCCACAAGTAGCCACTAAAAATGCACCAGTAGGGCCGGTATCAATGCAGACGCCCATTAAATAATGCCTGATATCTTTTTTGGCTGCAAACAATGCCACAGCAGATAAGTGCCCTGGCATTATCATTAAATCATTGTCAATGGTGGTGGTGGTGGTTTCTGTAGCAGTAGCGGTAGCTTGTTCCATGATATTCCTAGGTTGATTTGGCATAATTGCCCATTAGCCCTGACTCGCAGGGCTAACAGTTAATTACGCCCCAGCTTTTAGAATCTTATCGGCAGCGCTGAAAATGCGCTGTGCCGATTTGTCGCTAATCTCAGCACCAGATAACCAGCTTTGAATATAGCCCCTGGACTCTGTTAGCCCTGGCAACTCTAGCAAGCTGCACAGGATATAGGCCACTGACTCAGCTTCCACTTCCCGAATGTCACGGGGTGTAGACTCACTGTCTGACATTCTGTCCTCAGTGGTATGGCCTAGAATTACATGGGCTAACTCATGGAACCGTGTTTTATGCGGCAAAACAGCCAATGGGTTAACTGCTATGGTCTTACCACTTGCATAGCCCTGGCAGTTGCCAGATGCACCAGTAAATTGCACTTCGTCAATGCTGAGGGTTTGCAGTGCTTTGGCTTTGTCCCATGAGGGTATGGTTATTTCATTGGCAAAATCAGCCCCTTCAGTCTGACTCAGGACAAACCAGTTGTTTTTTAGGGCAAACATAGAAAAGACTTCACCAGTCTTTTCCCCTGCACTGTCTTTTTTGCTGATTGTCAAAGGCATAACTAGTGCTATGGCTTTTTGCCCCTTGCTGACTTGTCTACCAAGCTCTGACCATCTTTTATAGGTGGCTATGGGGCCAAGCTCAATTTGTCTAGCCATGCACTGTGACCATGCGAGCATTTGGTTGCCGATAGAGTAACCGTGAAAAGTGCTGTAGCACTTCGATATGATGCCTGGCTGCGTTACAGCATCGGTTAGCATGGCTGACCATGCTACTGTTTGTTTCTGCTCCATCTTTTCTCCAATAGGGTTACCGGGACAATTCCCGCCACTGCGCCCGATATAGGCGCAGGGACTGGCACTGTCAAAGGTTTTTGGCAATGGCGCAAAATGCACGCTGATAGGCAAGTGCATCGCGGTACGTATCGCAGCGCACTTTGTCTGTTACATTGCCAGCTGGATCACGTAACAGAACAGCCCATAAGCCACCTGCATCGCGCTCGAATGTTACGTATGCGCCATTCTTGAATTCTTTGATTTTCATGGTGTTGCTTTCTTGGTTTTTGGCACAGCCCTATGCTGCACCATGTAGAGTAGTGTAACCGATTCTGTAACCATGCAACATATTTTATCACACTATTTACTAGGTGTTTACCCTTGCTTTTTAGGTTGCACAAGATGCATATGCATTGCACGTGCATTTCGTGCACCTGCACTTTTTGCACTTTTTTGCACAGTGCAGTTTGTGCAATATTGCACAAAAAACAGGCAAATCTGCACAAAATGCACATCTCTCTTAAGAGATGTGCAAAAGTGCAATTGCTTGTTCGGGCTATGCAGGGCTAAAATAGTGGTTTAATGACTAGGTGGTTAGTAATTTTGGAGAAACCAGATGTTCGCAGTGAATGTTAGGGCTGAGCTTTCGCAGGCTGTAATCGATAGCATGGTTGAAGACGGGCTGAGTCTTCGGAAGGCATCAGCAAAGCACCAGACGACCGCTCAGACGGTTCTAAGGGCTGTTGCGGATAGCCCTGCTCTGGCGGAGCATTACGACCGCGCGCGCGCTGCTGTAATCGAAAGACTGGCGGATGAAGTAATGGAGCTTGCGGATGCACCAGTGGCTAAGCTAGACAATGGCGCTACTGACCCCGGGCTAGTCCGGCAGCGCCAATTGCAAGTAGACACCCGCAAGTGGTTTCTCAGCAAGCTAGCCCCGAAAGTCTATGGAGACCGTCTAGACGTTTCAGTGTCCGATAACCGTATCTCTATTAGCGGGGCCTTGCTTGCAGCTCAGTCACGCCTTGCACTGATGCACGATGCATCGCACGTGCAGGATGTGCAGGATGTGCAGGCCAGGCCCGACCAGGGGGAGGTGGCAGGGCCAAGCGGTTAGGGCCACAGCTACGGAGCGTTCGCGAACAATTTTTATTTTTTAATATATATTCTCGCAATCGCATCCATGCACTATCGTGCTTTATTTTTTAATAACAAATATGCAAACAACTATCTACCAACCTGAAGACGAGCAGGAACTCATGGCAAGGCTATGGGTTCCATCGCTCAAAGATAACCCACTGGCGTTTGTTTTGTATTTGTTTCCCTGGGGTCAAAAGGGTACGCCGCTGGAGCATTTCTCTGGCCCAAGAAAATGGCAGAGGGATGTACTGAATGATATTGCTGTGCATATTAAGAATAACAAAGGCGTAATAGACTTTGCCGTACTCCAAGAAGCAGTATCAAGTGGTCGGGGTATTGGTAAATCGGCATTAGTGTCATGGCTGACAATATGGATGTTGTCTACCAGGATTGGCAGCACAACCATCATCTCGGCGAACAGTGAGAACCAGCTACGCTCAATTACCTGGGCTGAGAT